TCCAAGAGCAACTGCATTTTGATCTATATCTTCATTTCTTTGTAGTTGTCTTACAACTCTTCCAGTCTCTTGATCCTCTGCTGCATCTATTGCATTAAGACTTTGATCAGATAAAAGCTCTTTTCTAACAAGATCAGCTTCTTCTGTTAAAACAGCACGAGCACGAGCATTTTGTCTACGTATCTCACTTGTGGTTTCAGGATATATTTTAGGATTTGCAACAGTTCCACGGATAACGTCTATCTGTTCATCAGCTAGGGATTCCAAAGCTTTTGGACCTGTTTGTAATTCTCTTAATCGTTGAGCAACATAAGCAGTTTCAGGATCTACTGCTTTTTGTTCCACAATGAAATCATATGGACTAAAAGTCTTTACTTCTTGTTCAACAACTGGTTGAGTAAAATCACTTCTTACACCAGCACCACCTTTTTCTACAACTTCATAGTTAGGAGTAGACCTTTGTTTTACATCATCCCAAGTAACCGCATCATCTACTTTTATAGTTACAGGTTCAACATTTAAATCTTGTTTAATACCACCAACATTAGTAGATACTGCTTTACCAGGTCTTACTAAGTTTGCAAGATCTCTTCTAACGTTAGGATTACGTGCGGCAACAACACTTGCACCAATACCAGCCAATGCTGCTGTTAATCCAGCTGCTTCCCCTGGTGTATACCACGTAGTATCTGATAAATTATTTTCTTGTGATGCATTTCTATTACTAAGTCTACTTTTTTTCCATTTATCCACAGCTGGGGCTAATTGTGCCTCTTCTTTCTTACTTTGAGGTAGTGGAGTACCAGTAGCTCTAGCATATGTGTAAAAATCAGCAGCAGCGACAGCCATATCAGCTTATTTCAAAATATTTTCCTTCTCATCATTCTATTCTTCATAAATCTAAGAAATAGTGGCATTATTATGAGTAAATAAGACAAAGACAGTAAAAATGGACCCGAATATCAGAGCTAAAAGAGTGCAAGCTATGGAAGCAATAAAAGAGAAAGCTCTAGAAATGTCTGTTGCAGGAGATGATGACCTTGCAGTTAAAGATTTTATTAATACTGCCAAAAGAGAATTAGCATTTGAACTTCCAGACGAAGATTCATTTAAAAAAGCTGTTAAAGCAACACTAAAATTTAAGAAGAAGAATTAATTCGTAGATATTAAAAGTAATAAAGCAGCTTTTTGGCTCCATTCTTGGGCTAATTAGGGATTTTTAGTACAAAATTAGACTTTTTGTTCAAAGAAGGGGCCGTGTACAGCCCAAATAGGGTACAAAATTACCTAACTAGTCTCCCACCGCCCTCCCGTATCTGCATCCGCAGAGAAAAAAAAAAGGAAGAGGGGGCACCATCAAATTACTACTAGCCAGTCTGTAGTTAATAGATGGAAGGACACACCGCTCCGAGCCTTCGGCTCGTCGCTAGAGAGTCTGTCAGCAGTTCCAGGTAAATTTCACAGGTTTTCCACAGATTTCCCACGTTTTTCCACAATCGTGCCCGAAATTGGGGAGAGAATCTCGCTGGAATATAGTTCGCATAGAACTGTGTTTACCTTGGCACTGTGGAGATTCACAGGTAAGTCCACCTCTTTATTCAACTCAACTTAAGGAGCTACTCAATGGTTATCACTTATCAAACTCTCATCAAGCCTGAACATAAGTATGCAGAATCAATGGATTATTTTCCACAACGTGTCTTCCATTCTTATCAAGAAGCTCAAGATCATATTAATTCTGAGCTTGAAGAATGGGAAACAGATTGTGTATTTATTTATCAGAATCTTTGGGTTTGTCCACCTGATTGTCCTTTCTAAATAACTGAGTGGGTTTTAAAGAGGAGTTCAACTCTCCTCTCTCAGTATTGGCCATTAACACTAGGGCTGGCCACCCATGGAGACTTTTATGTCTATCAAATCTCGATTGGTATCTTCTCTACGTGCTGTTGCTAACTCTATAGAGAGTGATAACACAGGCGATAAGGTACGCCAGTGGGTATATGACACTCGTGTCAAGACTGCTGATTTAATCAAACCTTCTACTCCCAAGTGTCATTTAAACCTTCAGGTTTTAAAGGGAGGTGCTGAAGTGTCTGGATCATAGCCAGATCGGGGGTGCAACTCCCCCACTTCGGTATTGCCACTCACTGAGAGTGGTATTAATTCAACTTATGAACTATTTCAAATACGTTACTGCTGATCTTTGGATTAGCTTTGGGATTGGAGCATGTATAGGTGGAGTTATTCGTCTATGGATGTGCCATGGTAATTGGGCAAATTTTATGAATCCTTTTTATCCCTTCAATCTTTTAATTAACTGAGGTATTACCTATGACTTCGTTCATTGTTCTTATATGTGTGATCGTTCTACTTTATATATTCCTCAAGAATATTAATGCTTATGGAAAATGATCATGCATAAACCAACTAAATCTTATTGGTCTTATAACCATCCTCTTTCTAGTTGGTCTGACATTGAAGATCGCTATCAAAGATCTTTAATTGATCGCAAGATTGAGACACGTAAGAGGTTATTACAATCTCTTATACGTTTCATTAAATCTTGATCCTCTCCCTCTGCTTCTTCGGAGGCAGACTGAGGGGTTCATTGCTCCGAACCTTTGGTTCGTCGCTTCCCCTTGTCCTTTAGCCCCTTATTTATTATGGCTACTATCAAACATCTTCCATGGTGTTACCCAGAAACAACATCAGATGACTGGGTTGAATATTCCGTTAGTAATCCAGATGCAAGCTTTATGTCTTACTGGAAATTAGATAATAGAGGTGAAGCTTTTGTAGCGGCTACTAAGCCGTTCCATAGAGAACCTCATCTAAGTGTCAAAGATATATTGGAATGCATGAAGAATTACTACGAGGAAATGTCATGTAATCTCTGATCCCTTCTCAAAGCCCTTCCAGTAATGGTGGGCTTTCTGCAGGGTTCTGCCCTGCTTGTTCTATACCTACTTGTTCTATGAACAAAGCTAAGAAAGAGTTGAAGCAAAAGCTTGTTGACAAGTTCGACATTGACTTTACTCATCCAGAGTATATCTCTGGTGATAAACAACTCTTTTATGCTCTTCTGAACGAATCAGAAGATGATTACAAAGGTAGTCAAGAGGAATGCAAAGTCTTACAAGCTGAAAATGATTCTCTTAAG